GGCTTGGTGGTCATCGTCGGGATCCTCGGCAATGTTAAGTGTGGTAACTCAACCTTACCAAGTCTCACGATGACCGCCATCATCGGTCCGCTCTTACACCACTAACCGGGACACGATCGCCTAATCGGCACTCCAAACGAATGGGGAACGAAAGCTGTCGAGTGTTACAAGGCTTTCCAAGCCGATAGATTGGTAGCTGAAGTCAATCAAGGCGGCCTGATGGTCGAGAACGTCATCCGTAACGTTGATCCAGGCGTCTCCTACAAAGCAGTCAGAGCTACACGCGGCAAAGCATTACGTGCGGAGCCAATTGCAGCACTTTATGAGCAGCATCGCATCCATCACGTCGGCTATTTCGCCGAGTTAGAACAACAGATGATGGACTTTGACCCTGCTCTTGGACGCAATCAGAAGAGTCCGGATAGATTGGACGCCCTGGTTTGGGCATTGACAGAGCTATTTGGTGAAACCATCAAGACTCCATCCATTCACTACCTGTAAGGATAAATAGAAAACAAAACCAATAAACAGGGAAGTTTCAATGGCATCACTAATTTTAGACGGCATCAAATCAATATTTGGCAGATCAGAGCCAGTAGCAAAAGTTCAACAATCACCAACAATTGAGAAGAAAGAAGGTGCAGAGATTGTCGAGATTGGTCAACTATCACCAACTGCTCTACGTTCATTCCTACTTGGTGGTGCGATTCCGGACGACTATTACGCGTCGAACAACATAAACTTCCCAATCGTTGCCTCTCAAGCTTTCGAACAGAATAGCGTCACGTACAAATGTGTGATGATGATCGCGAATGGTGTAGCTGGTCTCAAATACTGCCTATACAACAAAAAGACATGGAAGGAATACGATACACATCCTCTTCTTGATCTTCTTAAGCATCCAAATCCTCTCGAAAGTCGCCACAGTTTCCTTGTTCACGTTGTTGCAGACATTCTTTTGGATGGCAATGCGTTTATTGAGATGGTTAAGACATCTCCTACTGCGGCTCCTGGCCGTCTATGGACCCAACGTCCAGACATGGTTCAGATTCAGGTCGGTCAGGCACGCTTGCCACGCTCGTACACATATACAGCCGGCGGCGTTCAGGTAGGTCAAGCAAAAGTCTATCCAGTAGATCCAGTCTCGGGCGCTTGTGACGTTCTTCACCTAACTTCCTACGCACCATTGCGTGAAAACTCGGATGGCCGCGGCTTGTCACCAGTGCGTGCGGCTTGGTTGTCAGTCCTTACCCACAATGAAAGCGCCCGTTGGAATCTTTCCCTTATTAAGAATGGCGCAAAGCCAACTGGTGTTTTGACATCCGAAGAATCATTGACGATAGATCAAGTAACAGATTTAAGAGCCACGCTCGAACAGAACCAGCAAGGTACTCGCAATGCGGGTAAGCCAATGTTACTTGGGGGCGGGTTGGACTGGCAAAGCATTTCTCTTTCCCCAACAGAACTAGGCTATTTGGAAGGCAAGAACAGCGTCGCAAGAGATATCGCAACTGTACTTGGCGTTCCTCCGAACCTGTTGAACCTTCCTGGCGACAACACATATAACAACGTGGCAGAGGCAAAGCTTGCGCTATACGAAGAAACAATCATTCCTCGTGCTAAACAGATTGTAGAGGACTTTAATCGTTGGTTGCTCCCATTGTTTGGACCAGACCTGTGCCTTGAGATTGATGAAGACGAGATTCCTGCACTGGCACCAAAGCGTGCTGAAAAATGGAATTCGGTTATGGCGTCCACAATTCACACAATCAACGAGAGACGTGAACTACTTGGCTTCGAACCACTGTCAGGTGGTGACGTGCTTCTTGTTCCATCAAACATGCTTCCAATTGACGAGACGATTGACACAAGCGAAGCAGGCTACACGGACGGCGATGATGCTGAAGAGTCCGACGATGCAGAATGAAGTCCAAGATTCCGGCTCGAGTAAGACAAAGGGATAGGATTGCTCAGCTAAAACTGCTGTCTCGGTTCGAAAAGTCGCTCGCGAAGAAAGTAACAACAATAATCGGTGAGCAAGGAAAGAACCTTGCAGCAAGTTACAAAGCACATGGTTCGGTCAGCATCAACGACCTAGCTGAACACAAGCACCAATTCCTAACGATACTCAGCCAGCATTACAAACGAGTGATGCAGGCGTTTGCAGACCGCATCCGCCGTTCGATCAAATCGAATCTCTTTGAAAATGTAATGGCTCAGTGGATAGCCACCAACGGTCTCTCCACGATTGACGATATTGACTCAACAACACTCAGCATCGTTAAAACCGTAATCAACAATGGAGTTGAAGACGGTCTAACACGAGATGCGATTGCTCTTTTGATTGCACAGCGCACTCAACAAGACGTGGCCTATGGCCGCGCATTAGTTATCGCCAGAACTGAGATGCACGTTGCCGCCAATTTCGCATCAATGACCGCGGCCGAAGACACGGGTTTGAAACTGAATAAGGTCTGGACTTCCACCTTAGATGGAAGAACCCGCGAAGCACACCAAGAAGCAGACGGCCAAAGCGTTCCCATCGATCAACCGTTCGACGTAGACGGAGAAGATGTCGATCACCCAGGAGATGGGTCAGCAGAAAACGCCGTCAACTGCCGCTGCACTATGGTTTACGAGGAAGTTTCTACGGACAACGAGGAATGAACATAAATAAAACAACAATAAAGCAAGGAATGCTGAATGACGAAGAAGAACGAGAAGAGGACGAAAAGTCTCCACGTTGAAATTAAGGCCACAGGCGATGACGGCACATTCTCTGGAATGGGTTCGGTGTTCGGCAACGTCGATAGCTACGGTGACGTAGTTACCAAAGGTGCATTCACAAAGACACTATCAGAGCGGGCCGGAAAGATTCGCTGCCTTTGGCAGCACGATTCCACGAAGCCAATCGGCGTATTCACCAGCCTTATGGAGACCGATGAAGGGCTTCAAGTGCAAGGCAAGCTTGCATTAGACACCCAACAAGGCGCAGAAGCCTGGGCACTTCTAAAAATGGGCGCCATTGATGGAATGTCAATCGGCTTCTACACAGTCAAAGACACCTTCGATAACACAACAGGCATCCGTTATATCAATGAAGTGATGCTCCTTGAAGTGTCAATCGTTACTTTCCCTGCCAACGAAGAAGCAACAGTAACGAACGTCAAGAGCGCATTCGAAGAGCTAAACGAAGAACAGCGAATCAAAACGCTGACCTTCATAAATAAGATCAAGCACGCCACTCAATCAGACGATGAGCCGCTAGTTAAGGAAGAAGTAAAGACTCCAGTACAGCACTCAGAAGAAGAGGGAGCCGGCAAAGAAATTACCGACGAGCCGCAAATGGATTTGCACTCATTGGAACAACTATCAGACGCACTAAAACAAGCAATAACAGGTGCTCTGAAGAATAACAAGGAAGTTAAAAATGAGCACAGAACTTAATACAAAGGTAGCCGAAATCGGTTCACTTGTAGAACAGCTTACGTCAGCAACAGAAGCAGGTCGTACAGATCTTGCAACTAAGCTTGCAGCAGCAACAGCAGAAACAAAAGCAGAACTTGACGCAATCAAGTTGACACTTGCAGAAACCAGGGCAGCAGATGGTCGCAAGGAAGAAAGGGCAAAGTCCGCACATGACATCGCATTCAAATCATATATTCGCACTGGTTCAGAATCAGAATTGAAGTCTGTTCAGGGTCTTGTAGGCACAGCAGCAGATGGTGGCTACGCAGTTCCAGCAGTTATTGATACAAATGTAACACGTCTGTTGCTTGAAACTTCAGACGTTCGCAGCGTTGCAAAGATCGTAACAATCGGTGCACAGACCAGCTACATCCACAACATCAGCCAGGCTAACGCAGGCTATGCTTGGGGTACTGAATCAACAGCAAACGGCACAAGCGATGCACCAACACTTGGTCAGATCACAATCACGCCAGGCACATTGAAAGCAACACCAGAAGTCTCTCTTCAACTTGTTGAGGATGCTAACTTTGATGTTGAATCATGGTACCAAATGGAAGTTGCAGACGTTATCGCACGTGCTGAAAACACAGCTTTCGTAAATGGTAACGGTACAAACAAGCCAAAGGGCTGGTTGCAGTACACAGCAAATGCCTTGAATGCTGGAGCAACAAACGCTCTTTACACGGGGTTGAACACCATTACTTCAGCAGTTGCAGCATCTGTAACAGCTGCTGACATCTACGCATTGGTATACAGCCTTAAGCCAGCATACCGCAAGAATGCAGTGTTTGTAATGAACCGTGCAATCATCCAGATCGTGATGCAGTTGAAGGCAACCACAGGTACATTCTTGTGGCAGCAGTCATTGGCAGCAGGCCAGCCAAGCACGCTTGCTGGATACCCAGTAGTTGAAGCTTCAGACATGCCATCAGTTGTTACAACCGGCACAAACGTAATCACCTTCGGTGACTTCAAGCGTGGATACACGATTGTTGACCGTGTTGGTTTGTCGGTAATGCGTAACCCATACTTGAACCCAGGCTTTGTACAGTTTTACACACGTAAGCGTACAGGCGGCGGTCTTGAGGACGGTACAGCACTTGTAACATTGGTCACATCGTAAGATTTGATCGATAGCAGAGATTGAGAGGAGCCCTTCGGGGCTCTTTTCTTTTGCAGCTCCATAAATAGAAGAAAGGAGCGCAAATGAAAGTAAGAGCACTAAATCACATTATCCAAAAAGTCGGTACCCTATCAGTGGAACGCGTTCTCAATACCGTATTTGAAGTGGATGAAGACACCGCCGTTAAAGCGATAGCAGCTGGACTTGTTGAAGCGGCAGAAGCAGCGAGCCCAAAAAAGATCGCTAAGAATCGAGAGACAAAATAATGAAAGCCAATTACATATTCACTCAAACAGGCATCGAGCCACTTACACTAGAAGATGCAAAGCTCTTCCTTCGTATTGACCAAACCTCAGACGATGATCTTGTAACCGCACTTGTCTCTTCAGCACGAACAACTGCCGAAAAGTACCTGAACAAACTAATCGTTCAGCAGACCGTAACGATGACGATGGACTCGCTTCCATGTGGCGGATTCAAACTCGCCTATGGACCAGTTCAATCGGTCACATCAGTCAAGGTAACAGACTCTAGCGGCGCTCAAACGACTTGGGATGCAAGCAACTATATTGTGGACACATCAGGTTCGAGAATCGTCTACACACCAACCGCTGTATTCCCAACGACCTATCAGAGCATTAACGCAATGCAGGTTGTCTATGTCGCCGGCTACGGTCTTGCAACAGACGCAAGCACCATCCCGGGGGGCATTGTTCAAGCACTTCGGCACTTAATGGCAGCAACATATGAAAATCGCGAAGTGGCAGACGCAGTACCACCATTGGTCGCGGCACTTCTATCACCATTTAGAAAGCTGGTGATCTAATGGCACTAGGCAAAATCAAAACATCGGACCTCAAGTGTCGTATCGATATTAAGCGAAAGACAGAGACACCGGACGGTATGGGAGGTCACACAATCTCGTACACCACCTTCGCTTCTGTGTGGGCCAAGATCGAGAATTGGAAGGGCCGCGAGAATTACAGAGCGGAACGCACCGAAGGATTGGTCTATCAGCGTGTCGTAATCCGTGCAGGAACCGCAGTTCAAAACGACGACGTGGTTGTCTTCCAGAACCGCACAATGCCGGTCAAGTACATCAACAATCTTCAGGATGGAGCCAACCGATATATCGAAATGTTGGTAATCGAAGGAGACCCAGCTGGCGGCACCGGAGCAGCATGACCTTTGCGGTAACAGTGCGTGGTTTGGATCAACTTAACAAGAAGCTCGACAAGCTAGCCGATCCCAAGAAGTTCCAAAAGGCGGTCCTATCTGGCGCATTGATGATTGAAAAATCAGCCAAGGAAAGTATTGCACATGGATCGAAGAGCGGAACGCTCTACCTTAGTCACAAAATCCCCCACCGAGCTTCAGCACCAGGAGAGGCACCAGCAACGGATACCGGCCTATTGATCAGTTCTATACAGCATTGGGTCAGTAATGACGGCCTAACAATTGCCGTTGGAACGAAACTAGCTTACGGAACCTATCTTGAATTCGGCACCAGAGACATGGCAGAAAGGCCATTCATCCATCCAGCGCTCGACATAAATAGAGCGGCAATCGTAGCAAGAATTCAAAACGTTGCAGGAAGCACAAATGATTCATGATTCTCAAGTAGCAGTCCAGACAGCGATCTATTCGGCATTGACCACCAATACTTGGATCGCGGCCAACACAATTCCAGTATTCGATATGGTGCCAAAAGGTCAGCCGACTCCTTTCATAACGATTGGGGATATGACCTGTGTAGACAACTCGACTGTCGGAATTGGAGGTCAGGTAATCACCCTTATGATTCATTGTTGGGATCAGGATCTCTCGGGTAAGAGGCTGAAGACGATGATGCGTAAGGTGATAAACACCCTCCATGACAGAACTTTGACACTCACAGATCCACTTGGCGAAACCACTTTTACGAACACCAATACGCGCTACGAGTCTTCACAGATATTCAAGGACACGGATGGGCTAACACTTCATTCCGTCCAGAAATTCAGAATCGTCGTACAAAACACTTGACCACCATAAATAGCAGCACAACCTAACAAACAAGGAAGTTTCAAATGGCAGCACAAAAAGGCAATCTATTCTTAATCGAAGTTGGTACAGGATCATCTCCATATACCTACGCAGCTCTAACATCAGCGAAGTCTACCGACTGGACTCTTAACAACTCACAAGTAGACGTAACAACAATCACATCTGCGGGTTGGAAGGCTCAGCTTGCAGGCGCTGGCGTTCAGGACATGGCTATTACGCTTTCGGGTGTTTGGGAAGACTCGACACAAGAGAAGGCAGTCGTAACAGCATCATTGGCAAACACATTCATGCACTTGAAGTTCATTAACGGCAACGGTGATGCATTCATTGGCGACTTCGCAATAACGTCATACAAGCGTGCTGGTACTTACAATGGTGAAGAAACTTACACAGTATCGTTCACAAGT